ATCCACCACGACGCCGCCAAGACCGCGCTCCTCGCCGTGAATCAGGTTTACCACTACACGCTGCGATGCCTGTTCTCCACGGGCGAACTCCTGCGCGTGCAAGGCGGGCAACTCAAGACGGTCGCGCTCTAATCCATGAAGGCCGTCATCTATCGCACGGCCATAACCGCGGTGCTTAAATGGCTTCGGCTATCGGCCAAGTTCAAGACGACGGCAGCCATTCCCCTTTCAAAAATCCGCACACTGCCTGACGGCACGTTCCGCACGCTCGCAACCGGCGAAGTCCGCACCCTCCCATGACAATCAACGGCCTCACGCTCAAGACAACCCCGCTTGCAACCGACCGCATCGAGCTAAACGACGGCCAATCCGCCGCGCTTTCGACGTTGCCCGTGTCAACGCCGACGACCTCGGCAATCGCCACGGCAAAAGCCGATTGCGTGCTGCTTACGGGCAACCAAGCAGTTGCAGGCACAAAGACCTTTTCGAGTGGCCCCCTTGTGCCAACAGCGGCGACGGGTACGACCACCACTCAGGCGGCGTCAACTGCCTTTGTTCAACAGGAGCTTGGTGCTGGCGTAGCGTCTGCACGTGCGTTGATCGTTACCGTTCGCAATCAGTCCGGTTCCACGATGACGGCTGGCACGGTGGTATATATCTCAGGGGCCACTGGTAACAACCCGCTGATTTCACGCGCCCAGGCCACGATTGACGCGACATCCGCACAAACAATTGGCTTGGTTCAAGCGGACATCGCCAACAACGCAACGGGGTCTGTCGTCATTCGCGGCGTCGTCAGCGGATTGAACACTCAAGCCTTGACCGAGGGGCAACAGCTCTACCTTTCGCCAACCGTTGCGGGCGGATATACCACGACGAAACAGTATGCCCCGAATCACCTGGTTTACGTGGGCATCGTAACCCGCTCGCACCCGACGCTCGGCACGATTGAGGTTGCAATCCAGAACGGATACGAGATGGACGAGATCCACGACGTATCCGCGCAGAATCCGACGAATGGCGACCTATTGCGCTACAACTCGACAACGGGGCTCTGGGAGAAATCGGCATTAACAGCGGCATCTGTTGCCAACACGCCCGCAGGCAACATCGCCGCAACGACCGTGCAGGCGGCGATTAACGAGCTGGACAGCGAGAAGACGACCGCAGCCGCTGCACTCGCAGCCGCCGACGCCGCCGACATCGCCAGCAAAGTGGCTCTTATCGAGCGCGAGGGCCTGCGGTTCGACGGCACGGCGTGGGCGGTGATTGGCAACGGCGGGATTCCGGCTGTGGGGACGGGGGATTTTACTGTAGTTTTAATGCTTAATCCGGGCACCATAAACGGCGATTTAGTATCCGGTGCATTTGGATCGTTAGGGATTCAATACACAGGAACCGCTTTTGGGGCTAATAAAAACGGTGTAATTAGTGGGGGGAATTTTGCCGTTACGCTTACATCTGTTTCCATTTTGGTTTATGCGCGGTTGTCTGGGGTTGCTTATGCCTACTTAAACGGGGTCAGCTTGGGTACATCTACCGACGCTAATTCGTATGACACGAATAGCGTTTCGCTCATGTCTAGGAATGGAGGTGCGCCGTTTTCCTCTGGTTCAGTATCACATGGCTGTTTCTTCAACTACGCCCTAACCCAATCCGAAATCACGGCCCTAATCGGTCGCGGGCTGGTCACGCTGCCGGAGCAACGCGGCGGGAGTATGACGGCGCTGAATACTACAGCATTCACGAACATTAACTTCGATTCATTCAGTGGCGCAAGTGCCACTGGGTTTACTGCCTCTGCCAATGGAAATAAGTTTTTGCAGAGCTGTAATATTCCATCATCGTACATTGGGCAAAAGCTCCTACTGACGTTTAACGCAACGATCACAGGTGCAGGGGTGCAGGTATATAAAAACAATCAAGGCCCGGCGGCTGGAGTGTTAAACGGTGCAAACTCTATCGTTCTAACGGTTACGTCCGTTGCATTGGGAACTTACTATCCGATAGTTTTTAATCAGGTTGGGACTGGAACACTAGTTGTCTCCGGTTTCTCAATCATCCCCCTCGGCACCCTCTTCGAGCAGGACAGCGGCCAGCGCAACGCGGGGTACATGGTGCGCGATACGTCAGGCAACAACTGCGACTTGATCCTACCTGCAACGGGCGTCTCGGTCATCGACCCCGCCATGCGCGGCATGATCCGCTTCACGACCACCACCTCGGGCAATCAGCAGATTGGCGGCACGCAGGTTATCATCCCAACGAACGCCCGCATTTCCAGCTGGGTCATCAACTCTAGCGGCACGCCCAACGTCACCCTTGGAAACGTCTCGGCGGGCGCACAGTACCGCGCCTCTGCCGCCGTCGTTTCGGGTGACAATCAAATCACCCTGCTCACGCCCTTCACCTCCACGGGCAACCTCTGGGTCAACTCCAGCACCACGGCGACCCTCAAGCATACGATCCAATGGGAATACATCCAATGAGCATTTTAACTGACCCCATCGAACTCTCCCCGTGGCCCATGTCGGTCACGGTCTCCACCACGCCCGAGGTCATCGTGAGCGTCTCGGGCATTTCGGGCAACAGCTACGTCCTCTCCTACGACGGCGCGTCCATCGGCCTGGAATCCCCGACCGAGGCCAACGAGGCCAACGTCGAGGCCGAGCTGCCCGCGCTCTGGGATGCCTTCAAAGTCGCCAACCCGTGAGGTACTTCATCGGCATGATGCCCGTAGTTTTCGCCCTCATCATCGGATCCGTCTGCTGGTACGCCATAACTCTTCATCGCTCTATGGTCAAAGCCCTGCCTCCCTCGCAACCCGTCGCCCCGCACGAAATTGACGGCATGCTGCGCGAGGGCTACCCGCTCGTTGCCGTTCTCGGCACCGGATCGATGCAACCCTACATCCCCGCAGGCGAGGGCCGCGTGGCGTGGGTCATGGTTGAACGCTGCGATTTCCGCGTTCTCGGCAAGGGCGACCTCGTCGTGTTCCGCACGCCGAGCGGCAACATTCTCCACCAACTCGCCCAGCTCACCGCCGCCGGCTGGATCACCTCGGGCCTCCATAACGCCAGCTACGACACCACCCGCGTTTACCCCGAGACCTTCGTGGGGCGCGTGGTGAAAACTTACATCCTTAAAAAATGAGCCTAATCGACATCCTTTTCAACGCAGCGGGCGGCGGCGTCGTCGGCTCGCTCCTCCACCTAGGCACTGGGTTTTTCGAGACCTGGCAGAAGAAGAAGAACGCCGAGGTCGAGATCCTGCTGATGAACGCCAAGGTCGCCGCAGCTGAGAAACAATCCGCTTGGGACGCCTTCACCGCTTCGCAAAAGACCAACGACGCAATCCCCATCCCCGCAGGCGCGGCCCGCTGGGTGGCCTCGCTGCTGGGCATCGTTGAGGCTTTGCGGGCCTTTACTCGCCCAGGCCTGACGTGGGCCTTGCTCGGCGTCCTTTCGCTCGCCTATTTCAAAGCGCCCGAAGAGGTGCAGGCGGCAATGATCTCCGAACTTCAATTCGCCGCATTCACCGCGATTTTCTGGTGGCTCGGCAGCCGCTACACCTCCAAGAAATGAGCACCCAATTTGAGCCCCGCTCCGTCGACTCGATGTTCGCAACGATCATTGCAAAACAGGAATCAGACACCCAAAGCCGCGATTCATTCCGCTTAGAAATGCGCGAACGCTTCGAGCGTGGTTCGTCTCGCATGGATCACCAGGACACAATCTTGTCCGAGATCAAAACGCAGGCGATCCGCACCAATGGCCGAGTCACCCGACTGGAAGAGGCGGAACTTTCTCGTCGCATCGAACAGCTCGAAATTGCCGAAGTTGCCCAGCGTACCGAAACGGCGCGACGACAGGGCGTAATTTGGACGATTGGCGGAATCTTTGGCTTCGTGCAGATCATCGGCATGGCGGTGTTTTCGTGGTGGCTCTCTAAAAAATGAGCTTGCCCGACCGCAACAGCGTAGCACCCACCGACCTCATGGCCTACGCGCTGATCGAATGGCAACCTTCGCAGCTCGTGCGCTGCCCAACGTGCCGAGAATCCGGTTTAGCTGGCTACTCCGCCCACAAGCTCGTTGCCCTCGCCTGCCAGAAGTGCGGGCCGATTGCGCTGCCTGCCGGACTGGGCCAATAAAAAGCCCCACTTGTTACGGCGGGGCATGAATTTTTACAAGGCGCATGGGGTTTTGAACCCATAAACAAAAAGTCCACTTGTTTACGGATTTGCAGGTTTTAAGCCTGCCTAAGATTGCCCGTGGAATGCCGACCTTTTTCCAGTTTTGGAGGAGTTGAGTCCGCCTATCTGGAAGAAGTTAAGACTAGTGCTGGTTAGGCAATGCAGAAACCAATCTTACGCAGCATAGGTTGAGAGATGGGTGCGTTAGAGATTAGCATATCGTATTCCATTCGCGTGGTGTTAAGTTTCTCCATACCAAAGTCATCATCGCCCCAAACAGATATTCGGTTGTCATCATTATGCCACGTTATCGCTACCACCCCACCACGAAAAGATGGGTGCCAGTCATCGGATGCTGCGATATATTTAGTGTTCTTTCTTTTAGGTAATGAGAATCCCCTTGGAACTTTATGTCCCAACCGGATAAGCACAGCTCTAAGGCCCGGGCAGTTTTGAGCAGCGGCAAGATATTCCACATGAGTGTGTAGGTTTAACCTTACCGCCCAGTATTCTAATCGTTTTCTAGCCAATTCAATAGTCATATATTATTTTCGTTTACGTCTCCCAATCGTCGGAGCCATACAGCCTAACCAGGCGCTACAGCGAATAGCCCGCAACGCCGCTAATTGTTCGGCTATCACAGTGGGCTATCGCTGAGCTTGAACGTTGGGCAGAAAGATCATTCGGAATATCGGCACACAGTTTTGCCGTCATCTGCGTAAAACTTAACGCTGTCATAAACAGCGCAGCATGAGTCCTCGCACTCCTCATGAACTCCCAGCCTTTCTGCTAGTGCAGATACGGTGTCCCGGTATTCTTTTAAGGCTGCGAGTGCCTCTTGTTTATTACGATGTATTTTCATTTATTAGTCTCCAAAGGATTCGCCATTTGTTTCTAACGTATCGTCTTCGTCATACGACTCAGGAATCTGACAGTTTATAGCTCCACAGCGTAAGCACTCGGTGTGCGTTAGGTTTATCATCGGCCCCTTCCATTCTACATATCCCCCACATTTTTCGCAGGTCATTTTAGTTATTCGTTTACGTTACCCAATCGACGGAAAAACCATACAGCCCAACCAGGCGCTACAGAGAACGACCACGCTCGTCACTCAAATGGTTCGAGAGTCGGGGAGAGGTGGTCGTCTCTGAGCTTAAACGTTGGGCAATGCGGAATCGGAGGCGCGGAACGTGCAGCGATATGATGGCTCGGATTCTGGCACCTTGTCCACAGTCCGCCAGCCTTCTCCACCCTGCGACCACGCATGCCTACGGATCGTTTTGCCGTCCTTTTGAAGCCAGTAGTCTATGGCGTTCATTCCCATCACTCCGCTGCCTTGCCGGAATTGCGCTAGGGCAGTCCAGCCTTCGTGTATTGGTGTTGGCGTATCACTCATGTTTGTTTTTCGTAGTTTTTTAGACACGTTGCCGCGTCATGTTTATTTGTTAGCTATTTCAGAAAGGATACACCAGCCGCCCAACCAGTCGCTGGAGCCAAGATGCGCCTTGGCCCGCTGATTGTTTATTTGGTTACAGGAGCGCATCTGGCTCAGCTATACGTTGGGCAAGTAGGAAGACTTCGGAGCTTCGTCACGCTCCAGTGTTTTCTTGAACCCAGCGTTTGCGGCGACGTGGAAGCAGACGATTCCCTCGGGTTTCATGAATCCACTTTTTGCGAAGCTCCCGAAGCTGCGCAGTTGGTCGAGTGCCGACTCGCAAGCGCCCGTCGTGAACTCACCACGAAACAAGACCGGAACCAGTCCGACGCATGGAGGTAGCACGTCTTGCAGTTTCACGATCCGTGGATCGGCATTGTCGATTTTATTAGGCGTCGAACCGTGTAGGCACCAGCGCGACACGTTGAATAGGCTGAACCGCTTTTCTTCCATGTTGTATTTCCGCTGAATGCCAGCGCCCCACCATTCGCCAAAGTGACGCCCAGCGCCGAGCGTTTTAAGTTGGTCGAAGTTGCGAGCGACCCAACCAGCAAAGCCGAAGTTGTCATCCTGCGGAGTGATCCAGCGGGTGCGGGAACCGGCGGCCATATAGTGCAGCGCACCGCCAAAGTCAAAGACGCCAAGCGAGTGTTCGGGTATGGGTTCGTTTGCGGATAGCGGCGCGATATAGATTTGCGCGTTTGTGCCGTCGATTTTCTCAGTGATTATGCACTCGCGTGAGAGTCGCGCCATTTTCGGGAAGTCGGTGAAGTCGTTAGTTTTATCGTTCATAGTAATTTTGAGTTTGTCGGAAATTAAAAAGCATTCGAGCCCAACCAGTCGCTGGAGCCAAGATGCGCCTTGGCCCGCTGATTGTTTATTTGGTTACAGGAGCGCATCTGGCTCAGCTATACGTTGGGCAATGCAGCCAAAGCACGGCGTACCTTGATTTCAGTGACCGAGTCCAGTCCGCCGCACCGTTCCGCATATTCTATGCATTGAAAGACTTCACCTAGAAGCCCTAGCAGTTTGGCGTTCTCGCGCTCTAGCTCGCGGGCGAAGTCCCGCATTTTTGCTCCGCACTCGATTGCGCCCTCCTCGTCGGTGAAGTTGGCGAGTGATTCGTATAGTATATCTGCTTTTGTTTTATCCATAAAGTTATCGTTTAGTTAATCGGAATTTGCAGTCGTTACAGAGCCTAACCAGTCGCTACAGCGAATAGCCCGCAGATGTCGCAAATTGTTCGGCTAGTTGCAGTGGGCTATCGCTGAGCTTTATCGTTAGGCAGAGAAGACATACACTGTAACCAAGACCAACTCATTCTCGGAATATGGGTGATTCCTCCTTACTTTTTCAGCGTGTTCTATTGCGCCAGCCTCGCTGTCAAAGTGTCCATAATGGCCATTGAAATCTTCCTTGTCGTAATACGGGCCTAGTTCTTTGGGTTTAACCATTAATCCCTGATCGGATAGCTCAACCCATTTATATTTTTTATTCATAGTTTTAGTGTTCGTTTACGTTACCCGATCATCGGAAATACCATACAGCCTAACCAGTCGCTACAGCGAATGAGCTTCGATGTCACAAATGGTTCTGTTAGTTGCGTCAGCTCATCGCTGAGCTTAAACGTTGGGCAATGCGGAATCAGCCCGCGCGGCCATGATCAGCGCGATGCACGCAGCCTTTGAAAGCCGCGCGTCGCAGCCTTTGACGTAGGTGCCAGCGGGTAACTCGATGTAAACGCAGTATTCATCGGGCTGGCACAGGCGCTCGATTCTGAAAAGTGTGCGCTCTAAATACGGCAGCACAGCGTCCATGGACGCTGCGAAGGTCAAGACGCTCGGGCACATCCAGACGACGCCGTTGTTAACCCATCGGCCATTCGGACCGGATTGGTTGTGCTGAAGATATCCAGCCACCTCGACGGCGAACACCGCCGACAGCCCGGTGTCGTCAATTCGGTCGATGTTGATCATTTGCCGCCCTCCTTCCATGCCTCAACGGCAAATTGCTCCAGGTACGGAAGCCGGCCACGGTTGGAGTTAAAGCCCGATGGTCGGGGCTTGATTCCGGCCTCGTTGCGCCACTGAACAAGGATGTGAAGCGGCACCGATGCGGCGCGCTGGATGTCGTTGACCGAGTACCCCTCGCGCAGGAGGGAAACCGCTCGGGCTTTGATTAAGGAATAGTCCCGCAGTGGCGGGCGTCCGTTGGGATTGCGTGGTTTCATGGTGTCTAGGATTTGGTTTCTGAAGTTTTCTTTGTTGAGGGTTCGGCGGGCGCGGGCGGCCTGTAAGCTCACTCGCCAGTCGCTGCCGGTGATCGTCGTGAATTTGGTGGGCTCGGTCATCGCGGCTTCGTCTTGATCGCATGGACCACGGCCCGCCACTCCGCCAAAACGTGCGGGCGAACGTTGCACTGGTTCAAGGCCGCTTCCATTTTCCCGCCTGCCACGATCAGCGCCACGACCGCGTTTTTCAGTTCGTCGGTGGTCATTGGGTGGTGCTTGGCAGTGAGTAGATGCCGAACTCTTTGGCGATATAACCGGCGGCAATCATTTGATTGAGATAGGACTCGGCCGACTGTTCGGATGTCCGGCGGCCGGTCTTGCTTGGCTCCTTCTGCACTAAGGAAATCAGTTCTCCCCACCGCTTCTGCTCTCCCGGCTTCAAGACGGATGCCGCAAGGTTTGCCAGGTATCCGGCCGCCTTCTCTTGCATGGTCGCTGCCGCCTGCGCCGAAACGCTCAGGTGCATCTTCGCCTCGTCATTCCATGCGAAGCGCGGGGCGGTGTCCTTGCTGATGGGCGCGCCGCGATTCTTGGCCGACCATACCACCGTCACGTCGCCGTCTTTCTCAAGGTTGAGATTGGTCTCGGCCTTGCGTTCGATCTGTGAGCCGAGATGGCCGCGCACCTTCTCGCTGCCGGGGTTCTTGTGGATCACGCAGAGAATGGCGCAGTGGTAGGCAATGGCCAAGCCGTGGAGCTGCGCCACGAACTCGTTGCACTCGGCCGGATCGTTCACGTCGAGAACATAGTCGGCCACGCCGTCAAGGATGACCGCGTACACCCCGCCGAATGCCTCCTTGGCCTGCTGCAACTTAAGGCGCAGGCCCTCGCGCATGATCTTGATCGGGAGTCCTGCCAGGCCGAACGGAATCAGCCAGTCTGGCTTGTCGGTGATTTCTACGTCGGCCCGCCAGTGCGTGCGGCGCACGGTCTGCTGGAAGTCGTAAGGGCTTTGCTCGGTGTCGAAATAAAGGAGGGCGAAGCCGTTGCGGTTGAGTCCCTGCGCGGTCAAGCAGTCTCGGCCCTTATCGGGGTCGGTGATAGCCGAGGCGATGAGCGCAGAAACCAGCGCCGACTTGCCCACCTTGGCCTGCGCCGTGATTGCGGTCAAATTGCCGGGCGTGCTGATGACGACGCCAGCGAGCATGAAAACAGGCGTCGGCGGCTCAAGCATCAGGTCGGGATTGAACACGCACTCATCCAATAGGCGCAGCGTCCGCTCGTCCTCGGTTTCCTTCTTGGGCGGCGGCACGACATCTGACCCACCTTCGGGCGGGATCTCGTCGGGGCCGTCCGCGCCAGGCGGTTCCCATGCGTCTGACCTCTCGCGGAGTTGGCTGCCGTAGCCGAGCCCCTTCAAGTCAACGGCGGCGGAGCGGAAGTCCCCACCATGGCGAAGCAGGGCGAGAATCTGGAACGGGCCGTATGCCTTGCCCGCCTCGAAGGGCGCAGCGTTGGAGGTGAAAACCTTCAGCGCCTCGCAACCGTTGTGATTCCATGTGGCGCTGATGCCGCCGGTCTTTCCGGGGCGCGTCCAGTTCTCGCCGTCGCCAACCTGCGACCACCCAGCCGAGCGGAGCAGGTCGGGGATCTGGGCCGCGCCGCGCCGATTGAAATCCTCGCCAGGCTTGATGTCGGCCGTCGTTGGCTTGGCCGGTGCGGGCCGGTCTGGAATGGCGGGAGCCTCAACCGTGGCGGCGAAGGCGGGCAGTGGGGCGGCGAAGGGGTTATGGTGGAGCTCGGGATCGTGGCTGACGAAGCAGAGGCGGGAAACGTCTTTGCCGCTCGGGTCGGTGGCGAGGGCGTACTTGGTGCGCAAGTGGTGCTCCATCGCGGCGAAGTTGTCGGCATGGCTCGCCCCCGTGTTGCAAGTAAACACGACCTTGAGCCCGCGCCCACTCGGGGAGATGAAGGCGGCAAACACGTAGTCGTCGGGGCGCAGCGCCTCCCGCACGGCGGCCGGATCGTCCAGCCCGTCGAGGTCGGCCACGATCAATCCCGAGCGCCCGGTGCAGCCAGCCGTTGAACGCTTGGAGAACTGGCCATTCCACAGGATGGCGGGCAGCTTGCGCTTGGCGGCGTCGGCCGCTTCGTGGCAGTCTAGGTCAAGGTCGTCGCGGATGGATTGGATGGCGGCCTTGTGTTGGCCGCTGCGGATTTCCTCGATGGCCTGCTCAGGCGTGATGGCGGCGCAAGCGGTCGAGGTGGCGGAGGTGACGCGGGAAATGGTCATGCGCTGGCCTCCTTGACCATCTTGACGGTTGCGAGGGTGAGCAGGTCTTTCGGGGCAACCCGCAGCACGCGCCAGCCGAGGCAGGCGGCCGCGTTGTATTTGGCCATGTCCTTGACGAAGCCTTGCGGGCTGGTGTGTCGGCCGCCCGACCAGATGCCGCCCTCAACTTCAAGGGCGATCTTGAGCGCGGGCCATGCGTAGTCGAAGCGCCAGCGGCGCTCGGGGTGAAACTTCAGCTCGGCGGCGGGTGCCGGGAGTCCATGCGACTGGAAGAACTGCATGGCGATTAAAGGTGTGGTTTTCATTTGTAAATAAGTGATGGTGTAACGATGCGGTGCCATTGGTCGTGGCATGACTTGCAGAGGTGGCTCATCGGCCACCTTTCGGCGTCGGGGAACATTGCTCGCGGTGCCCAGTGGTGAAGCTCGGCACCTTCCTTTTCGCATCTCGCGCAGGTAAATCTCGGGTTAATCTGAGCCGTAGGGATCGCAGATAAGTCGGTGATCTTATTCCTTACCCATTCCTTCTTAACCCAGTCTGACCCGTTTTTCTTGGTGCGGCTGTTGCAGTTCCAGCAGTACCAACCAAAGAACTCGGTCCCGCTGGATATGATGCAGCGGGACAATTCGTGCTCTGTTGTGGTCCCACACTTATGGCAAAAGAGGGGCTCGTTCATTCTGGAAATGGGCTGACGGTTTCGATCTTGTACTTGAGTTTCTTGTAGGTGGTGAGGCGGGCGCGGCTTTGGCTGTTGGCCATGCTCGCGCCGGAATCCGTGAAGTCATAAACGAGGCCGGTGGTCTTGCCCTCGCTCGGGCGCATGACGCGGCCAGTTCGCTGCTCCAGCTTTGCGGCCGAACGTCCGGCCGTGGCGAGGATCAGCACCGAGGCGCGGGGAACGTCGAGCCCTTCGTCGGCTAGACTGGTGGCGATCAAGCAGCGCAGTTCACCGGAGCGAAAGCCCTCGATTGCCTCGCGCCGCTTCTTCGCCCCCATCTTGGAATGGGCCAAGACTGCGCCGGGGATAACCTGGGCGAATCGTTGGCCCTGCTCAATCTGCTGGACGAGGATTAAGACCGACTCCCCCCGCTCCATCTCGGCGGTTGCCGTCCGCACGACAGCGGCATGACGCACGGGGTTTTCTATCAGGCGGGTGAGTGTCGCCTGCCAGGTCGTGCGGCGCAGCACCTCGGTTATGGGAAGACCGGGGCACTTGCGGCGCATCTTGATGGCTTCGGCGGCGGCCTCGGCTTCTATTCCGGCGTTGAACTCACCGGGTTGATCGAGGTCGAGCATGACGACACGACCGGCGGCCAAGTGCCCGCCCGCCATGACCTCATCCCGCCCGACCTTCACAACCGCATCGCCCCAGACTTTATTGAATGCCCAGTCGCGGTCGGGGTCGCCACTCTTTGGCGTGGCGGTTAATCCCCAGATGCGCCCCTTGGCGGAATCCGCCAACAGGCTCCAGCTGTTGGCGGGTAGGTGGTGAACTTCGTCGATTACAAGGAAGTCAAGCGGGCTGATGTCGTCGGGGGTGAGCCCCGCCACGCACTTGACCCACGCCGGCTTGATGCCAGCGGCGGCCAAGGCTTTCTGGCCCTGCTCAACTTGCTCGCGGGTATTGCAGGCCCAGCCGATCAGGTCCCAGGGCTGGGCAGCGGCGGCCAGGGCGGCCGCTCCGATGATGGTCTTGCCGCCACCGGCCGGGCACACGCAGAGCGCGACCCGTTCGGCAGCGAGGAAGTCCACGCAGCGGGACTGGTAGGGGCGCAGCTTCATGCGAATAAATCCCCCTGTTTTCCGCTTGGATTTAGGCATGCCGGTGAGAACCAAATGCGCTCGCGGTCGTCCGCGCCTTGGTAGCCGCCGCCCTTGTCCCACGTTTCGACATTCCAGCCCATGCCCTCCAGCTCGTTGTGCTCGGTGTCGTGCCCGCAAAGGGCGATGCGCAAAAGCGGGTTCTGGCCGTTGGCCACGCACCACGCCCGCACCTCATGCGCCACGGTTGATGAGTCGTTGGCATAAACCGCCGCCGTCTGGCTGTAAGGCGGATCAAGAAGCACTGCGCAAATACCGTTGCGCGTCATTGATCCAACCGAGCAGATGCGCTGCCAATCACCGCAGGCGATGCGAGCCCCACGGAAGCTGTCGCGTAGAGCGCTGAACCATTCAGTGGCCCGCTCAAGCATGGCGGCCTCTTCGCCCGTGCCGCCGTCCCCGAGGTGCGGGAGCTGGCGGTTTACGCCCTTGCCGCCGTCCCCGAGGTGCGGGAGCTGGCGGTTTACGCCCGTGCCGCCGTCCCCGAGGTGCGGGAGCTTCCGGTTCACGCCCTTGCCGCCGTTCCCGAGGGTGAACACCGGCACGCCCTCCGCGTCGGGCTCTGCGTGCCACGGGCCATCCCCTGCGCACCACCCGCCACCAATCCAAACGCACGCGCCCCAAGCCCACCAACCTGCAAGCACGGGGTCACAGTGGTCGGGTTCAGCCATGAGCCGTTCCGCAAGTGCCGCCTTGCCGTTCACCAACTTTAGGTGGCGGGCGTGCAGGTCACACTCAAACACGGGTTGCGATGCGGCGGCGGCGGTTTCGTCTGGGTAGCGCGAAACGCTGCGCCAGAAGTTAATGATTAGGCCGTCGAGGTCGTTGAGCGTAACCCAGCCGGAAAACTCAGCGGGGCGGTTGAGGTACACCGCCGCCGAGCCCATGAACGGCTCGATGTAATTTCCGCAGTCCGCGCCAAAGTGCGCCCAGATTAGTTCAGCCGCTTTCGACTTTCCCCCGAACCAAGGGAACGGGGCGCGGTTATAGTTCGTAGTGCTCAAGCGGACGCCCCTTCAAGTTCCACGACGATCTTGACCGGCACCCAGCCGTTTGACGCCTTGGCCTTGCGGGCCTGATTCGTCAGGTACTTTTTGCGGTCGGCTTTGGAGAGCTTCATGAAGCGGCCGGGGCCGAACAGTCCGTTACCGTGAATCCAGCCGCAAGCGAGGGCGCGCTCGATTGTCCGCTGTCCGGTTTGTGAGATGGTGGCCATGTTAGAAGGGAGCGTCTTCGTTTGCGGTGGCGGCGGGCGGGGCAGCCTTGGGAGCCGGTGCAGCGGCGGGCGGGCGAGCGGCTGCGGGCTTGGGCGTGGCGCTGGGGATGCGCCCGGCGGCGGCCGTCAGGGCCGCCAAGCGGGCTGCTTGGTTGGCCATCGGCTTGGCTACGGGAGCGCCGCCACCGGTTGCCGAGTTGAACCATTTGACCTTCATGCGGTCCTTGCCGTTGTAATTCTCGCTGACGACCTCAACGGCGCATTGCTTGCCGTCCACCTGTTCGACCAGCGTGGCGAATTGACCGTCGAAGCCGAACGCCTCGCGCAGTTGTTTGACCGCGCCAGCGAACGCCGCGTCGGTGAGATAGAGCCAGCCGGTGATGACTTCGCCAGCCTCATTCGTGCAGGTGATCTGCACAAAGTCTTTGCCGGAATCGGTTGAACCAAAGGTGGTAGCGGAAGCCGTCACGATGTGGCGGCCGGTTGATTGGATGAGTGACATGATGATGGATGTTTGGTTGGGGAAAATTAGCGGACGCTGACGGAGGCCTCCTGCCAGATGCGTAGGCCGGGGATTGATTGGTTGTGGGGAATCTGGGCACGGATCGCCGCGCCGTTGGGCTCGATCACGCAGAGGTCGGGGCGGGCGGCATAAAGCGCCTTGATGTCAATGACCTCGTGCTTCCACGTTTTGCGCAGCGTGGTGCCGGCCGGCGTATCGCGCTTGATCTCCGCGACGGCCACCAGCGCCTCGACTGCCTTCACCTCGGCGGCGGCCGCCACCTGTTGGGCCTGTTCAGCCTGGGCGTCGTTGGTCGCACGTTCGGCGGCGCGGGCGGCCTGTGCAGCTTCGCGGGCCAACTTATCGGCGGCATCCTGCGCAGCCCGGCGGGCGATGTCGGCCTTGCGCTGTTCGGCGGCGGCGTAGTCACCAAGCAGGCGCTTGAGCCGAGCCTCCTCAATCGCCACCTGGCCGATGAAGGTTTTCGCCGTCTCGTTGATCTTCTTGGTGAGCGTCAGGACGGGGCCGCCGACTTCGACTCGGGCGGCCTCAACGGCCTTGACCATAGCCGAGGCGAGGCGGAGTGCCTCGGTCGCAATCTCCGCATCCCAGCAGTCGGAGACGGCCGTGATGGGTGAGAGCGTGGCGAGGAGGACGTCGCGCTGCTGGTAGGCGTCGGGCGCAATTTCAATCTGCGCGTGATTGATTCCCGTGAGGGTGAGGGTGTGGTTCATGTTAGTTAAGGGTCGGGATGCTGGCGGCCTTGGCGAAGGCGTCGGCTTTGGTGATGATGCTCTCGGCACGGTCGGGGCTCAGGTCGCGGAAGGTCTGGCCGGACTTGGCCCAGTTCTTGGCGATGAGGAACGTGTTCACGGCCGCTTCGTTGGCGGTGAGCCAAGCGAGGGTGGCGGGCAGGAACAGGGCGCGCGGGCCGTCACTAGCTGGGGCGGCCGGGGCGGGCTTGGCGGGCTCCTTGTTCATTTCCTCCTGGCAGCGGGAGATGATCTTGGCAGCCTGTTCTTCCGTCAGGTCGGATCGCTCCATGCAGTTGTAATGAGCGAGCGCCCTGCTGATGATCGGCGCGCAGATGGGTACAGCAACGTACTGCTCCAACCGTTCGCACTGCTCTGCGGTGATGTTGGCAGGGGCGGCGGGCTCAGGCTGTTCTTCGGCAGCAGGCGGAACCACAACCGGGGCGGACTCGGCAACCGGCTTGATGCGCCCCGAGAACATGGGGAGCAGAAGCGAGGCGTCGAAGGGCATCACCTCGGGCAGTCCGAAACGATTCTTGGCGTCCCATGCGGCCGAGCTGGTCGTGTGCATGACGCGCTCTTTGCCGCCTTGGGCTTTCACGCGGCCGTCGGTGCCCTCAACGATGGTGACTTGGTTGTGGGCAAAAATAAGCAGGTCACTCCACTCCTTGAGGAGCGGGGCAGATTGCTTGCTCATCTTCAGTTCGTAGCGGTCGTAGCCGTCAGTTTGGTCGGGAGGTGAGACGCGGACGACCTTCGTGTGAGCGATGAAAACAACGTGCATCCCTTTGGCGGTGAGGGCGTCGGTTGCAGTCAGGAAGCGGCCGAACTCCTCGGCGGCGATGGTGTAACCCTTGCCAAAGCTGTAGTCTTCAATCGACTTCTTGCCGTTCTTCTTGAGCAGGTTCTCAATGAGCATCCGCTCGGCCCAGTCGGCCGTGTCGATGACAATGGTCTGGTAGGTGAGCGTGGAGTTGGCGACCTGGCGGATCGTGTCGAGAAGGTGCTGCCAGTCGGTGATGGTGATGCGGTCGACGTCGAGCTCGTTGGTGCTTTCCTCAGTGTCGAGGAACAGCGGCTTGGGGAGGCCTGCGGCAAAGGTGGATTTGCCGATGCCGGACGTGCCCATGATGATTCCCCGGATTGGGGTCTGGCGTTTGCCTTTGGTGATATTGAGTGACATGTGATTACTTGGTTTTGCTGGCTGAAATTTCTTGGATTACTGACTTGTAGAACTCTGAGGGTTTGGGCGCTTGCGGTGCTTTCGGGCGCTTGGTCGTGAGTCCCGCCTCGGCTAAAACTCGGCTCGCCGTGGTGGAGCTGGAACTAGCAAGGCGCGCGGCTTCCTCGATTACCCCGCAGGTTTTGTAAGCCGCGATGATTTCGGCATCACGACGGGCGCGAGCCTCGGGGCTGCGCTGCATGAGCCGCGTCCGCTCGCTTAAGCTGTATGACGCATCCTTGTGCTTGGTTGGCTGGTTGGCGTTCTTGGGAATGAGGGCCAACAGCTTCGCGTGCCGCTCGCCCAACCGCTCAAAAAGGCGGACGACGGAGCTGACTTGCTCGGAGCTTGCGGAGTAGCTCACTTCACCCCTCCCATCTTAGCTTCGAGCTCGTCGGCGTCTTCCATCAATCGGGCTGCCTGTTCGCGCAGCTTATAAGGCGTCTGGAGCTTATTGGTGTAGTCGCGGCGGAATGCGGCGATTGCCTCACTCACGGTCTGGCCAACGCCAACGGCACTGACGCACGCGGGCGGCATGTAAGCGGTTACGGCGATGTAGGCTCCCTTGTAATAGACCTCGGGGGCGATTGCGAAAGGGCCGGTGTCGGCCAGCTCTGCGCTCACCTGGGTCTGCTTGGTAGCGATGAAGGCCAGCACGTCGGCCTCCGTGATTGCAGCGTTGACCGGCTGCGCGGTTTGTGGTGTGTATGGCGTTGTCATTGGTTTGCAGTTGAGCCCCTTGTTTGCGCAGGGGGCTTTTTCGTGGCCGGATTCGGCGCACGGAAAGTGGGTTATGCGGTGGCTCAGGCCGCCTTGCTGGTGAACTTCACCCGAGCCTCTTTCGCCAGGCCTTGGTCAAGGCGGTGGATAGGGTAGCGGTCGGAGCCGCTACGCTCGACGCCGTAGGCTTTCGCCCATGCGTAAAACCCCGACTTACTATCTTTTTTCACATAGCTGATGGCCTCGGTGGTGGTCAGGATCAGGCCGGTGGGCTGGGGCTTAATAAGGGCTGCGCGGATCTGCTTAATCTCAGCCACGATATCAGCCAGCTGGTCTTGGGTGAAATTCGAGAGGGTGTCGCTCACTTCGCGTCCTCCTTCTGGATCTCGTCGAGGGCTTCCTTCACGGGTTTACCAGCGCAGGCGCACAGCACCATGACGGTCACGAGGAAGGCGGCGCTGGCCAAGGCGATGATCGGGATCATTTGGCGGCCTCCGTAGTAAGCGGCCGTCTTACGGCATCAGCTAAAAGCATTCGGGTCTGGCTGGCTACGCTACGCCCCGCCGCCTTTGCCTGTTTTTTCAATTCGGCATACACCCCAGTTGGGATGTCCACCGTGGTTCGTTTCATTGGTTTCATGGGTTGCATGCCCCATAGCCATAAGTGGCCGTCTTACGGCGTCAATGCTTTTGTTTGAAATAAATTAAAAAACCTTTTCTATCGCGTAATGAAAACCAGAAATAAGGGTAGGGCAATAGGTAGCAAAACGGTTACATTCTCATGCTCGGAACTTCTAGACTTAAAGATTCGGGCTGCTGCGGCGAAGGATGGCCGACCGATGAGCAATTGGATTGTGCGGGAGCTAGCTAATTCACTTGGAATCCCGATTGAGGATGCGGTTTCAGTGCGGGCAATACCTACGGGCGTTAAGAACACCAGGCCCGCCCACGCACTGGCACCGCGCCGCATGAACGGCGACGCCCCGCCCCAGCAGGATCAGCGCAGCGCCTAGTGATCCGCGTTCCACCCCTTGGCCTCGGCCTCGCTGGGATGGATGTGGGTTTTTGGCGGCCTCAGCCCCTGACTTCTGACCCACTCTTTGAGCGTTTCCAGCTCAAGAATCACGACCATGCCGACCTCAATCGCCTCCTCTTTTGTGGCTGCTTCACGCAGCGATTTGCGAAAAAAATAGGCGCTCGGCTGGTATGATGTCGGCATGAGCTCGATTTATCGGCACATTCAGGTTTAAACTTGAATTTATTATGTAAGTGACTGCAAAAGTCATTGCGTACGTAATTTATTAAGCGGTTTTAGCGGTTTTAGGCTGTAATTTGGTGTATTTGAGCTATCTGGAATTACGTAAACCATTGCAAATATGATTGCTCTACGTGATTTAATCGGGGGATTTTGCCGTTTTTTGGCGTTTTTACCCCAAAACAACATATTTACCCTAAAATATGGCGATTTTAGGGGTGTTTACCCCTAAACATATTTTACCCTAAAAAATGCTCTTTATAGGGCTTACCCCTATAAACATATTTTCCCCCCTATTAACATAGGGGGTGGAATATGTTTGGGGCGTAGGGTTGGATTTACCCTAAACCCTAAATCAGATTCGGCGGCATGACCTCAAAGAACTCATCGGCCGCCCCTTCTTCGGGCAAGACCAGGTAATGCGCAAATGCCGTGGCCGATGAGTTGCCCGCCTGCCGCGTCGTGTCGGCAATGTCCTGCCCGCGTTGGAAATGGTAGCTCAGGCCGGTATGCCTCAAAATGTTCTCCTGCCAAATTTCCGACTCGATTGCCCGCTTCTTGTTTTTGACCGGCCCGCGCTTGGCCAGCCCCGCCGCCTCCCTCACGCCATCCCAACTCACCCGCTTGCACGTTGCTACCGGCTCACCCGTCGCAAGCGCCCTCGCCTTGGCCGCGACCAGGATTGGCAGCACGCAGGCCGGAACCGTGACGGGGCGATAGCTCACCGTACCCCGCTTTCGCGGCCTGACCTCAACCACGGGCGCCTTGCGCTCCAACTTCATGTCGGCCGGAGTTACCCGCAGCGCCTCGGCGTGGCGCATGAAGCACCAACACGCTAGGGCCACGTAGGCGGCCATTCCTTGCGATTTGACGCGTTTTGCGGCCGCAAGCAGGCCGTGGGCTTGGGCTGGCGTTAAAATGCGCGGCAATTCAATCGCGCGGGCTCTCGACTTCAGGTCACGCATATCAACCTCGAACGGGCTTTCCTTGACCCACCGCTTCGGCTTAAGCCAGAAATTCGCCCAGGCTTGCAGCACCGACGCATCCCCTTTGCGCGTGAAATCGGCGCGCTCCCCGCGATAAACCCACGCCTCGAAATGCTCTGGCCTCACCTCATCAACCGAATTAACGCCAATTCTCGCCATCTCGGCAATAAATGCCCGCGCCCTTGAAATGTTGCCCTCGATTGTTCGCTCATGCCTGCCCCTTTTCTCTTGGTGCGCCACCCACGCCGAAAGCGCGTCTACCAGCGCCACCTTTTCGCCCGTTACCATGACTCGCTCCGACGTGATCACGCAGGCCAAGAGCGAGCGCCCCCCTGCCCGCTCCACAGCGGCCTCGGCATCTCGGAGCTGTGCCTCCGTTAGCCTGGTCATGCGCGGGGCTATTATGTTTTCGCTGGCCTGCGTGAGCACGGCCTGCATTTCCTGCATCTTCACGCGCAGCGCGTTGACGTCGCGCCCCTGTTTCCTGATACGCTTGCCCAGATGGAATCCATCGAGGAGCCATGAACCGCCGGCGAGCGGGATGATGCGGAGCAGATTCTCGCGGTGTCGGGCCATGCCGTACAGTTGGCGTTAATCTTGGCGAGAATCAAGAAAACCGGCGAAAATCGGTGAATTCCCGCCAAATTGCCCGGAATTCAAGTTGGGTCACAAACCCCTGTTTTCTCCTCTCATACACTGGAGCCGATGGTCGGGATTGAACCGACGACCTGCGGTTTACGATACCGAGGGCGTTACCTCTCAAAAGCTGGAATGTTGGCGTTAATTGTTGGCCATTCTCGCCATCAGGCTTGCACTCGCCATCTCGCGCCAACATCACCGCAACCGTGGATTGCGGCGGTGCCTTTCATCACTGGTGAGTTTACCCACAGCGCCGCGACTAACCGCATAATGTCCGGCCAACCATCAAACAATGAGCACGACTATCAAATCAACTGCGGGCAACGCGCGCCGCAATAACCGCCGGCGCTTAGTCCTAAAACCAAAGTGGGCGCGTATCCTCGCCAATGGTGGCCACCTTCCCCCCGTACCGGCCAACCTTTGGGGCTTAGGCTTCAAACCGGCAAAAATTGCCTAGTTTATAGGCAAATGACCCCTATCCCAAAGTTTTCGCCAAGGTACTTCCTAGGGCGGTGGATGTCGCAGGGAATTTACTTAGCCCCGACCCATTTTCAGGCATAGATTTTTAATCTTAGGTTTCCTGCTCAACTAACCAATGATAACAATTGCACAAGCGGCCAAGATTTTGACGGTTACGCATCGGCGCATAACGCAGATGGTGGAAGAGGGGAAATTGAAGCGCCCCGAGCCTGGGAGAATTTCTTGCGAATCGATTGCCGAGTTTATCCGCGATGAAAGGAAGGCGAGCGATGATGCACCGGGCGACTACGAGGCAGACAAGGCGCGAAAGATGAAAGCCGATGCCGACCTTGCCGAACTGCTCACGGCGAAGGAGGGGCGCAAGCTCGTCGAGATCGCCAAGATTGAGCGTCGGTGGGCAAATGCACTGAGTGGGCTGCGCGGGAAGTGTATGGCGATGCCTGCACGGATTGGTCCGATGGTGGTGATTGCGAAGAGCGCGGGCGATGCGACGAAGCTGATTGAGTCGGAGCTGCGCGACGCATTTGAAAGCATCGCGGACGCTGGGCCGGATGACGGCGAGGATGACGAGGGCGAAGCCGAATGAGCCAAGCCATCAAAAAGTATTGCCGGGCCAACGATAGGGCCGCGCTCGTTCGGGCGTGGAAGTTCCTGCGTTGGCCGATGAAGATGACCGTTGCCGAATGGGCTGAAAAATACCGCATCCTTTCGCGTGGCGCATCGTCGGAGCCGGGTAAATATCGGTGCGACCGCGTGCCGTACCAGCGCGAGATAATGGAATCCTTCACCGCGCCGGACGTTCGGGAGACGGTCCTTTGCATCGCCTCGCAGGTGGGGAAAACCGAGCTGATGAATAACTTGATCGGTTATATGATCCACGCCGATCCTTCGCCCATCTTGGTAAAATACCCGACGCTTGACGCATCGAAAGGGTACTCGAAAGAGAAACTTGACCCGATGATTCAAGACACGCCGGTATTGGCTGCGCTCATCCAAGACGCGCGGTCGCGTGATAGCGGCAACACGATTTTACAAAAGAGCTTCCCCGGTGGGTTTATCCGCATTGCCGGCGCAAACTCACCGAGCGGCCTGCGTCGTGCGTCGTGCCGCGTGGTGCTCCAGGATGAAATCGACTCCGACCCATTCTCGGCGGGTGAGGAAGGAGACCCGTGCGCGCTTGCGGATCGCCGCGCGTCCAATTTCTCCAACGCGGTAAAAGTTAAGATGTCCACGCCCACGGTCAAAGGCCGGTCAAAGATTTGGGCGCTGCTTGAGGATTCCGATTTTAGGACATGGCGCGCTCTCTGCCCTCATTGCAACAAAGCGCAGGAGCTGACATGGGCGGGCGTGCGTTGGGATAAGGACGCCGAGGGCAAGGCCATGCCGGAAACGGCCTACTACTTGGGCGAGTGCGGGTGCCGGTGGACTGACCTTGACCGGCAGCGCGCAATCGTTCGCGGGCATTGGCAGGCGCGGCAACCGTTCAAGGGGCGGCGCGGCTACCACCTTAGCGGACTTTATCGGCTGATGGGGCACAAGCCGCAGTTCACCTCCATGCTTCACGAGTTCGCTGTTGATTTCTTGGAGTCGAAGGCGGGCGGACCTGAGCGCATGAAGCCTTGGATGAACACCTTTTTGGCCGAGCCGTCGGAAGAAGAGTTTGAAAAGCTGGACGAGAAGTCGGTGTTGGCGCGCGCCGAGGATTACAATCCCGACGAGTCGATTCCGTTGGGCGTGCTGCGCATCGCGGCGGGTGCCGACGTTCAGGACGACCGCATCGAATGCGAGTTCGTCGGCTACGGCGAGGGAGAGGAAACGTGGGGGCTCGGGTATCACGTTATCCACGGCGACACGCAGGCGGACAAGGTATGGGAAGAGCTGGACTTGCTCCTTGCGAAAACCTTCACCCACCCCAGCGGAAAGACCATGGGCGCGGCGACGACGTTCATTGACTCGGGGGCGAAGCAGGATCGCGTCTTGCAGTTCACTGGTCCGCGCCGGTCGCGTGGCATCTTCGCATCGAAGGGCCAAAACACCATCGGCAAACAGATCCCGATCATGCAACGCAAGCCCTCGATCAACAACAAGCGCAAGGTCCATCAGTGGATGGTAGGCGTGACTGCAGCAAAAACGGTGATTTATTCGCGCATCATGTTGCCGGTGCCTGGGCCTGGTTCGATGCACTTCCCCAAAGGCCACGGCTACGACACGCGCTTTTACCACCAGCTCACGAGCGAGAAGCGCATGACGCGGTACAGCCACGGGAGGCCGTATTACATTTACGAGGCGGGCAACCGGCGCAACGAGCCGCTCGACATTCGCGTTTATGCGCTCGCCGCTCACCGCCGCTTGACGTTCGACACGGTGGGCATCCTTGCGGAAATGGCGGCGATCCCCAAGCCGGATCCAGTCGTCAAGGAATCCTTTACAGCTGAGCCCGCCGCCGAGTCGCCCGAGCGCATCGTGGGCAACATCATCGTTGAGCGCGCACCCATCCCTCGCCCCGCTCACTGCCTGCCCGCCTACGTCCCCATGTCGCAACGGCGCGGCGCGGGCGGAACCGGCGAGTCAGTGTTTACACAGTAGGGTTTCCGTGTATAAGTCCCCACCGCATGAACTTAATTGAAAGCATTCCGGCAGTCCTCCTTATCGTCGGCGGCGTCCTCCTCGCTGCCATTGGCATTGTCTGGATCATCCTGCCGTTCCTCCTCATCTCGCGCCTCGACAAGATTAAGACCGAGATCAACGAAATCAACGTCGCCGTGCTACGGCATGAGTCCCGCCTGCGCAATCCGGCGAACCGCTGAGAGTTGACGCGGGAAAGCGTATCGGATAAGCCGATACGATGAAGATAACCGCCACCGTTGACGTTAAGCCGGTCGAAACCTTTTTCGGCCAGCTTGCGGTGGTGCTGCGCAAGAACGTCCCCGATACGATCAGGGGCGAGGTGAAGCACATCATCCGCGCAACGATGCGAATGCAGAAGCATTCTGATTTGGCGGGAGTTAGAGCGCGTGCTTTTAAAAAGGGCGTGGCTACGTTTCGGCAAAATGGTTATGCAAGTTTCGGCGGAACCACCAACGTCTCGGGGCGGCGCGGCGAGTATGGCCGCCAATGGATGGTTGGGCGCAAGGACACAAAGAAAGCTATTCCAATGGGTTGGTTTAACCCAGATTCTGGCAAGTTCGCACCGCTTGCCGACGGATCACGCACGGGAGGCACCAAGGGAATGAAACTCGACCGCAGCCCTAACGGCGTCAACCGACTGCGCGCCAAGCATCGCAGCCGTAACGGTTGGCGCGTGAAGGACGAAGACTGGGCGAGATTTAAGCAGATATGGGCCATCAACCAAGCGAAGGTAAAAGATAGGATCAAAGATCGTGTGGCCGCCCGTGGTATCACGGCGCGGTCGTGGCTTGAGATAATCGACAAACTGCAAAGCGGAGACGCCGAGGGCATCCCCGACTTTGTGCGCCGCGCGCGGCCCATCTCCAATCGCACGCGGACGGTCGCGGGCGTCATCGCCACCGGAGAGAAGACAAACAACTTCGAGTTGACCGTGGTCAACGGATCGGGCCTGGCATCGGCAACGGGAGGCGAGCGCAAACTTGAAAGCGCCATCTCTGCCCGCCGCCGCTTCTTCATGAACAACCTCGATAAGGGGTTTTATTCCGACGCAAAGTTCGTCTCGAAATATCACCCTTGGGCGAGCGTGAAGGAGTATTGACAAAACGGATACACGGACGCACTAAAGGGCAATGGCCCTCACTGCGTCGCAATCCGTCCGCCTTGCCGAGATCGAAGAAGAGATCGGTCAGATCCAAAACCGCCTTGCGGTTTCGCACGGACTTGGCGACTCGCATTCATCGCAAGGAGTAAGCGCGACTTTTAACGACAACCCGCGCTGGCGTAACAAGTTGACGCTCCTTCGACGGATGCGTGAGCAGTATCTTGCCCTTGCCGCCGCCGAGGAAATCCCCGCGCCTTCCGGCATCAATTTAAGCAACTACGTCCCCGAGTAACATGGCCGCATCTACCCCCACGATTCTCGACAGCCGAGGCCAGCCGATGAAGTATTTCGTTGGCGAATACGAGGCGAGCCGCAACACGCGCGAGCGCAAGCTGCACGGGACATGGGACTACAACACGCGCCCCGAAACGGAAATGCTCCCGTTCACGGATCGCAAAAAGATTATTTCATACCTGCGCCGGTCGCTGCGCAATAACCCCGTCGTGGCCGCGCTGGCATTCCGCTACGCGCTGGCAATCGGCTCGCCCACGGTTCACGCGATCACGACCGACGGAGGGTTTAACGACGAGAAAGAGCGCGCCCTTGAGCGCCGCCTGCGTTCGATCATGCACGGGTGCGGGTGGAGCTGGCACCGGATGAATAAAATCATCTCCGTGGAAACGCTCATCGCCGGCGAAGTCTTCGCGGTTGAGGTTGACGATAAGATTCAACTCATCCCTTCGGAGCTTTGCGGCTCACCGGCCAAGCCCGACGAAAACGAATTTGACGGCATCATTTACGACGAGACCGGAGTTCCCCTGTTTTACCGCTTCGGCGTGCGCAAGCAGACCACGAATCAGGGCCAGTCATCGGTTGTGTCGTTCGAGGAAAAGGACGGCGCGCAGCTCATCCCCGCCGAGTTTGTCTCCCACATTGGCTCTCCCATGAGAATCGAAGAGCGCCGGTTCTCCCCTATCCTTTCATCGGTCATCGCGCAGATTCAGAACCTTGACGACATCATCAAGGCCAAGGTGACGACGGTTAAAAACCAGTCGGCCATGTCCATGTTCTTCACGAAGAACTTTGACCCTGGCATGTTCGCGGAATCGTCCGCGCTGTCGTCCACGGTTGAACAGAACGGCGGCACGATCCTGGCGCAGAGCGTGGCGCGTTCGTCCTATCAGGACATCAAAAACGGATCGATTATGTACGGCGAGGTGGGCGAGGACGTTAAGTTAATCGAGCCCAGCCTAAACGCGCAGGACTTTTCATCGTTCGCGCTCATGTTGCTCGATCAAATTTGCGCACCTACCGGCCTATTCCCCGAGGAGGTTTTGGTCGGGTATCGTAACAGCAACTACTCATCCGCCCGCGCGGACCGCATCCGCTTGACGGACGTACTCAAAGACATTCGCCGCGAGCGCGAAGTGTTTTGCGACCGCGTGATTGAGCGTCAAACCGCCATCGCGGTTGATTCCGGCGAGATCCCAATCGAGGGCGACGGTATCGCGGATATTTCATACGGTTGGCCGGTCGTGCGCGAGATCGACGAGACCAAGCACGTTCTTGCCCAGGGCACCGCTCTGGCGAACGGGTCGAAGTCTCTCGACGATGTATGCGCGGAAAACGGCAAATTTGCCGATCAAGTGCAGCAGCAGGTCGTGCGCTCGGCGGTTCGCTGGGCCAAGAACGTGCGGGCCTACGCGATGTACGCGGCCCCCACGAAAGAGCAGATCGAAGCGCAGCAGGTGACCGCGCAGGAGATCATGGCCTACATGCCCAACGCCACCGCCGCGAGCGAGGCAATCAATGCGCTGGCCAATGCCGACGCGGCAGCCGTCAACGCGGAAGCCAACGCAGCGCGGGCCAACACCCAATCCCCAACCGTCTAACCCATGGCAATCCAAGGCACAGTTCCCGCGCAGGATTTGGTTCGAGGCGACACGCTGAAGGCGCGCAACTTCGCGTATGGCATCAACGCCGTTCCCGCCGTTATCACCTCGGCAACCTTCGGAGTTAAAAAGGGAGCTGTTCAAGTTTACGGCCCCGTGGCATGCGTCGTGTCCGGCGACACGATTACCCGCCCATTGGTGGCGGATACGATAACTTCAACGTGGCCCCGCGCCGTCCTAACTTGGGACATCCGGTGCGAGGTTGGCGGCATTTTCACGACTTGGGTCAAAGGCACGTTCTCAATTGATCGCTCTGAGCAGGAGACCGAATAAACATGGCCGCCGATAACGTCACGATCACAGCGCCGGTCACGATTGACGATGTGACAATCACCGTCAACGCGCTCACCGATGACGTAACGGTGAGCGTCACGAGCATGGTTGACGACGTGACTGTTGAGGTGTCCAGCGACACCGGACCGCAAGGACCGGCGGGCGTGGACTACGACCCGACGACGAGCTGGTTTGGCCTGGCGGTTGGCGCGGTTCCGACCGGCCCCACGGCAATCACGGGCGGGCGCGTTTACACCTACGATTACGGCACGACAACGCGTTACCGATTCATTTCAACCGACAACGCGACGGACGCCTTTTATACCGGATTCGACGGCACCACTTTAACCGGACTTGTGGCCACCAAAGCTCTTAATTTCTAACATAGCCCATGAGTAATCAAATAATTACCGCCAACACGAACTACGACGACGCTTCAATCAGCGGCCTCGCCAACGGTGAAAACGTGGCGTGCAACGGCGGCGTGCTCACGCTCGATTCCGACATTCGCCACGCCCAGCAGGCGGCGGTGGTCGGGTCTATGGACATTTCCGCCACGCTCGGCGGCGGAATCTTGATCGACGGCACGAAAGTATGGCAAATCGAGTTCGACGCCAGCTCTGGCAACGTTCCCACACTCGGCACCGTAGGCACGCAGAACTGCACGGGCGGAACCAGCGGCGCGACGGGCGAGTTCCTCGGCGTGTGGGCAACGTATCCCGCTATCCCCAACGCCGCAGGCGGGGCCATGCCCACCACTGGTCTTGTCAAGTTCCGCTCCAAGGTTGGCACGTTTTTAGACAACGAGGTCGTCACGCTCCCTGGCGGCGCGACGGTCACGATCAACAGCGCGACGGGCGGACGCCGTTCATGGATTGAGATTGCGGCGGAAGGCGGAAACAATCTTTCGATCCCGCGTCTCGGCTCGCTCGTATGCCAAGGCGACTGGTTCGAGCTTGGCGTAACGAACGGCACGGACGATCAAACGTTTAACCTTCCCGTTCTCGACTCGCTGCCTGCTTTTTGGATGGAGACCTCGGTGGGCTCAAACGTGTATGAAAAATGGCTGAACGCCGGTTGCCGATGGGGCACCACCACGCAGTTTGTGGCGACGGACCTGCGCGGGAAATACTTTGGCCAATGGCGTGAGCAGGAAGGCAACGCGACCAACGCAAGCGCTGTGGTTACGATGGCCAGCACTGCTGGTTTTAACGTGCGTGGCGCGGTTCAGAACACCAACACCGGCACCGCCGAAACGCTCGTCGACGGCACCTGCATCAACTCCATCGTCGCAAATACCAGCGTCACCCTTTCGTCCAACGCTACGGCAACGGCAGCAATCACGTTTCGCTCGATCGACTCGAAGGTCACGATTGCCCGCCGCGCGTCTAATTCATGTGGGTTCAAGCCCGCGAGCGGCCTGCGCGTGCGCATCCCGAACGTGTGGCTCTCAAACACGAACACCCAAAATTACGCGGCCAATGTGCTTCATGCCACCTCTAGCAGCCGCTACGAGATAAACGCCGGTGCGGCTGGCGTTATTGACCTTAAAAACTGCGTTTGTAATTGGTTTCTCAGCGTCACCAACTGCTACTCGCTCAACATCGAAAACTTTGCCCAAGGATGTGCGGGTGGCCACCTGTTAGGCTTCGGCAACAGCCCGACGAGAAACACGATCACAAACGCCGCTTGGGGCGGCGAGGGCTTTCTTTCCGGCATCTGCTTGCTCATCAACAACGGCTTCGCAGGAATCACGTTTACCGACTGCCGGATGACGCGCCTCTGGGCTGGTGACAACGGCGTTGGCACAGCCACGGCAGGCGCCACCACGCTTAACATCGCAGACTGCGCTTCAGTCATTTTGACCGACGTTCAAGTTGAGCAATTTGAAGCATCAACTGGCACGCTCACCCATGCAAACCCAGACAAGCGCGGAATCGCTCTTATCCGCGTGGCGAACGCCACACTAACCCGCTGCACCTGCATCGGCTCAGAATTTTATTTCGTGGACGTTTCCGCCGTGACCGTCACCGATCCGGTGTGGGGTGATTGCTTGGTTGGCACGACGCAGACGACCAACGGCCTGTCCGTTCTAGTCGCGTCCTCGCTTTCATTGGGCATCTTGTGGACGGGGCTGACATGGTTTGGCGGTCTGGCGAACATCAACTGCTACGACTACATTTTCGCCCTGAGTGCGCAATGCTACAAAAACCGCTTCCGGAACATCGGCACGCCTGCCTCGCCATTGCCCGCTGGAACCAACAGGCCTGCGGGCATCGGCAACGTGTTGCAGTCGGGGGAAAATGAGTTTAACCGCATCTATATTTCAGACCACCGCACGGTGCTTTTCGTGACATCGGCCAACACCTATCGGACCGTAACTGACAATTGTTGGGGCGGCACCGGTTCGGGCGGTTACGCATCGGGCAACGACACCCGATTGCGCGGCGTTCGGCAATTGATGGGCATCGCGGGACAAAGCTCGATATACGGCTCGCACTGGGCCGATGAGTTTTCAGGAACGACCACAGGCCGCCTAATCATCGCGGGCAACGAGATCAGCAATACCGCGACCTCCGCCGCGCAGTGCTACATCACCGCAGGAACGCCAAAGTTCACGGGCGCAGGCAGTATCTACATGCCCGCCGTTGGCGATCAGATCGTCTGGGAGATGGATTACCTGATGCTGGGCTACACCGCGTTTGCCAACATCGCCCCAACGATCACGGGCACGCTCACCACAAACATGAGCTACGAGTTTCAGTGGAGCACGGGCGGAGCGTGGAACGGCACTTGGTTGACCCTAGACGCCGCCACCCTTTCGGGCCTCGCCGCGATCAACCCCGCCACGGGAATCAAACTCAAGGTTCGCGCCACCACCGTCACCGCCGCCACCACCAACGCGATAACCTTCATCCGCATCGACCTTGTGACCGATGCGACATCGCAGCTTGTGGTTTACCCGTTCAAAACCGATGCAGCCATCACGGTTGGGCCGATCATCTCAGGAACTCGCGTCCGCATTTACAACGAGACCACCGACACGGAGGTTTACAACGCCATCCCAGACGGCACCTCGCTTACGTTCGCCTACAACAACGGCGTGGAGATTTCAGCGGGCGACGTGCTAAGTGTGCGCGTCCGCAAGAAGGAGTACGCCCGCGAAATTTACACGGCCATCACCTCGGCAACGGGGGCCTCAGTGCTCACCAGCCAAACGATCACCCCGTTTTACGACTCCATCATGCCCGCCGATTACACGGTGGACTTTGCAAACAAGAAAATCCGCGCCACTGGAACACGTGACGAGTTCACGCTTGCCGAGATTGCCGACATCATCGCCATCGAGCAGGCCACCGAGGATGGTATCCGGCTGTCCGCGTTCGCCAACATTTCCGGCCTGACCACCCTTTCCAGCGGCGTTCAAATCGCGATCACCGTCGAGCTTCTGGACTGGCAAATTTCGTGGGCCTCGGGGTCCGTCTCGCAGGCATATGTGACGGGCGGAAACTTGGTTGGCGGCATTGCGGATGACCCCATCGAGGATGTCGTTGGCGGGCCACAGGTGACGATCAACCTTTCGACGTCCGCGACGGTTGTTGCAGGTGGCGGATCCGCGCCGACCGCTGCCGAGGTAGCCGCCGCCGTGCGAGTAGAACTGGCCACGGAGCTGGCGCGCATCGACGCAGCCATCAGCAGCCGCAACGCAACCGCACCGCTTGACTCTACGGCGACCCAAGCAGCCGCAGCCGCCGCGCTCAATGCATACGACGGCCCCACCAAGGCCGAACTCGATTCCGCTGTCGCCCCGCTTGCGCTGGAGGCCACCGTTGCCGCCAAGGCAAGTCAAGCGAGCGTTGACGCGATCCCGACCACGCCTCTCCTCGCTGCCAGCTACAGGGCACCCGACAACGCGGGCATTGCGGCTATCAAGGCCAAGACTGACAACCTGCCCGCCGCGCCCGCCGCCGTCGGCTCCGAGATGATGCTTGCCGCAACGACCCACACGGGCGCAATAATCCCGCGTGTCACACTTGTGGATACAACGACCACCAACACGGACATGCGCGGTACCAACGGCGCAATCACCTCACTCGCAGGAATCAGCACCAAGACCGACATAGACGCCGCCCTAACAGTGGTAAACGACAACGTAAAACTTGCCTCACTATTCATCCCCGCAACTGACGATATCCCCTAATTTATGACCCTTGTTCGCTACTATAACGCAGAGCCACTCCAACTCACCAACGTTGACCCCGAAAACGGCATCCTGCGCAACGTCGCGCTGATGTCGATTGGCGAGGCAGCGGGCCACAATTGCCGCGTGGACTTGGGCAGCCTGCAAGGGCTCTTCCAGTTGAGCCAGGGTAAGAGCATCAAAGCCTTCCTGAATCACTCCTACAACCCCGCGCCAACGGAGGTCGTCGGCGTGTTCTCTGGCATCTACATTGACGCCGAGAGTGGCGTGCTGCGCGCCTCGCAATTCAAGGCGCTGGAAGCATTCAAGACTCACAACCGCCAAGCCTACGATACCCTCTTTGAATTGGCCATGACTGCTCCGGAATCATTCGGCGTCTCCGTCTCGATTTACCAAGACTTAGAGGAGGCGGCCGACGGCGGAAGCGCCTTCATTCGCCCGACCTCGATTGAGTCCGCCGACTTCGTTTCCGCTCCCGCTGCCAATAAAGCCCTCTTCAGCAAGGAAACACCGCTTGACGTATCCGAGAAACCGATACACAACGAAATCACCCCCACTTTACCTGTAGTTGAAAAACCACCACACTCCCGCTTTATGAACGTCATCCAGTCCATCCATTCCGCGTTCGGGAAATCCCCCGAACACGTTGCCCGCGCCATTCAATACGCTGTTGAAAACCCCGAGGCCAAACCCGAGGATGTCGTTGGCGAAGTGCAGGCCAAACTCGACGCCGAGGATCAAGCCGCGCTCATCGCTGAGAACGAGGCGCTCAAGGCCAAGGTTGCCGAGCTTGAGGGCAAGCTGGGAATCGCTGAGCCCGAGGCCGCCAAGGTCGAAGAGCTGAGCAAGAAGGTACAGGCGCAGGAAGCCCAGATCGTTGAGCTGTCCAAGACCCAGCGCCGTTTCGGCATTCGCCCGCTGAAACTTGAATCCGCCACCGTTCCCGACTCCCGCCCCGTCTGCAACCAGTCCGAGTTCGCCGCTAAAACGGTGAGCGAGAAAATGGAGTTCTCCCGCAAAGGCGGACGCATCTCCGAATAATTTCCACCCGTAAAATCCGACTCTTAAAATCCACATACCACCATGCCTAATACTCTGACCAATCTCATCCCCGACGCCTACGCCGCTCTCGACATCGTGAGCCGTGAGCTGTCCGGTTTCATCCCCTCCGTTCTCCGTGACTCCAGCGCCGACCAGATCGGCATGAGCCAGACGCTGCGCATCCCCATTGTACCCACCGCCACCGTCTCCACCATCTCCCCGGCGATGTCCCTGCCTGCTGCGGTTGACCAGACCATTTCGAGCGTCTCCGTCACCATGAGCAAACAGCGCGAGGCCAAGTTCTCGTGGACCGGCTCTGAGCAAAAGAGCATCAACAACGGCGCTGGTTACGCCACCATCAAACAGCTCCAGATCGCCCAAGCGATTCGCTCGCTGGTGAACGAAATGGAAACCGACCTCGCCGCCGCCGCCATCCTTGGCAGCTCCCGCGCCTACGGCACCGCCGCCACCACCCCGTTTGGCACCGCCAACGACTACACCGATGCCGCCAACTTGGGCCGCATCCTCACCGATAACGGCGCGCCCATGGATCGCCAGCTCGTCATCTCGACCGCTGCCGGTGTCAACTTGCGCGGCAAGCAGGCCACCAGCCAGAACGCCACCACCGACGACATCCTGCGCCAAGGCGTGCTGCTCGACATCAACGGCATGAAGATCCGCGAATCCTACGCTCTCGGCGCTTCGTTCACCAAGGGAACCGGCGCATCCTACGTCCTCAACGGTGCGCACGCAGTTGGCTCCACCAGCATCACCGTTAAGACCGGCACCGGCACGGTTCTTGTGGGTGACGTGGTGACCATCAACAGCCGCAACTACGTCGTGAGCGCCAACGCCATCGCCGCCGCTGGCACCTTCACGATCAACGCCCCTGGCCTCGTTGACGCCGGTTCCGACGGCAACACCGTCACGCTGATTGCCACCAACAGCCGCGCTGGCGTGGCATTCGACCGCTCATCGCTCCTGCTCGCCACCCGCCTGCCGGACTTCCCCGAGGAGGGCGACATCGCCCTTATGCGCGAGACCATCACCGACCCCCGCACCGGCCTTTCCTTCGAGGTGAGCGCCGTTGGCGGAGACCGCATGGTGACCTTCCGCGTTGGTGCCGTCTGGGGTGTTTCGGCCATTAAGCCCGCCCACTCCGCGCTCCTGATTGGTTAAGCCTTCTGACAATGTTCGACCCCTCGACGATTCCTGCAATCGACGGCAGCCTTCGCCGAGGGGTTTTTAGTGCCAACATTTACCGCAAGCCGTCGCTAATTCTCTTTCGCGGGAAAGAGTACGCGGCCCGCGTTTCTGAGCCTTCGTTTCAGCGCAAAATAGGGATTTCTGGATACACACAGGAAACCGCTGACATCGAACTCATGCTCGCACTTCCGCTTGGCATGGCCAAGCCAGAAGCCCAGAGCCAAGACAGCATTACGATTTACGAAACCGACCAACACGGCATCCGCTCGGGTTCGACTGTTTATCGAATCTCCGACGTTCGCACCGATTTGGCCAAGGACTGCTACCAGCTAACGCTCTCCAGGCGCCGCACTTAAACCGCCATGCAAGCCCCCAGCCTTGAACACCTCATGGACACGCAGGCCAGCATTGAAGCGGGCTTCGTGGCCTACTGCGCGGCCAATGGCGTGAGCGCATACGGCACGCGCCACACGGGCGACGAGCCGGACAGCAAGGTCATCGTGCAATACCAGCACGGCGCAAGCACTGGCCACTGCGCAACGCCAACCACAAGCAAGACCGGCGAAAAGGAGGACGACTGGTTTAATGGTGTCATCATCTTTGAAGTTCATACCGAGCGCGCCCTTGCCGAGGCATCGCCCGTTTCCGGCTTTGCATCGCTCCACGATTACCGCGTTGCGCAGATCAAGGCACTGATGTTGCGCGGCTCTCTCAACGGCACGGTGAACGGCAAGACCGCCCTGGCACTTGATTACCATGGCATCGCCGTCCTTTCGTCCACCGCAGAAGACCACGCCGTGGCCGATGATTCGTTCGACGTTTCGACGCTCAACTACGCCGTGCAGTTACAGATCAAGGCCGACGCATGGCCAACGCCTTAACACCCCCTTTTTTCTCTAAACTGTATCCAAAAACTGAATACCTACCATGGCCTCTTACGATCCCACCACTTCCGCAGTCACCACTGATGTCACCATTGGCGCAGTCGTTTACATCGTCACCGATTTCAATGACGGCGGCGCGTCCGCTGTTGGCCCTGACTTCCAAAATTCTGATGGCTCTTATCGCGGTTGCCGCCGTGTCGACGGCCCGCGTGACGGCTCGATGACCATTGAGCGCGAAAACGAGGCCGAGGCAGTTCCGGCCCAGTTCGCCACGTTTACTTACAAGGGCTCCACTTGGGTCATCTTTCAGGTCGCGCAGACCTTCAGCTCTTCCGCTGCTGGCACCTTCGCCCTGACCATCCGCCGCACGGGATCCGCCGCCTAATGACCACCGGCCTCCCTCGCTCCTTCACGGAGATTGAGGGCTGGCGCGAGGACTTCGACGCAGCGAAGGCGCAACTGCGCGAGGTACGCGACAGCTCCCTTTTCGCATTACCCGACGTTGTGTGCGGGTGCTCCGTACTGCCGATCACGCTCAAAACGTGGTCGGTACTCGATGCCATCGAGTCGCCGCTTGTTTGCGGTGGCGAGGTGACGTGTGCGGATGCGTTGCGTGCCCTTTGGATTCTGCGCTCTGATTGGCTTGGCGTGCCGGAAGGGTCACGCATGGCCAAGTTTTTGCGGGGATTCCGCGCAAATATGACCCTGCGTGCGTGCGGATACGACGAACGGTTTATCGTTTACGCGGTGACGCAGCACGTTGAGAGCGGGTTCATGGACATGCCGGGTCGATTCTCGACGGGCTCGGCGCCGGAAGACCCCGCCAACCCGTCGCGCGTGAACGTGCAAATCCTCATGGCGGGCGAAGTAATGGCAGAGTTCCCCGCGTGGACATTTGAGGCACTGCGCGAGATCCCGCTTGCGCAGTTCTGGCAATGGCTCGCCCGCGCGCGCAAGGCCACGAATCCCGAGTATCGCGGAGACCAATTAACCGACCAAGTAAACCGCCGCTATCTCGGCAAGTTGAATGCGCTACGACGCGCAGAAAGAGCTTTTAAAAATGTCTAGTATCAAAGCAAAGTTCGGGGCGGATGTGTCGGAGGTTGAGGCGAAAATGCTTCAGGCCACGCGCGCAACCAAGGCTTACGAGCGCGCGGTGCAAGGCATCGCCAAGTCACAGCCCCAGGGCGGCGGCATGTTCGACAAGGTAACATCAAGCGGCCCGAAGGCGATTGAGACGGTCAAGCAATTGGCGGGTGCGTTCGGCTCTGCCGGTGCTGCCGCTGGGCTTGTGCCGGGCTTAGGCGTGGCGGCGATTGGGGTGGCGGCGCTGTCGGCTGCCGTTGGATACATCGCGGAAGAGTACGGAGAGGCGGCGGAATCAGCCAAAAAGCTGGATGGATATTTTAAGGAGATTGCGCAGAAGACGGCAGCTCGCAACGCGGCGAATGAAGACGCGGCGATGACCGATGCGGAGCGCGCGGAATACGCGAAGGCGCAACTGGCCATCAAGAAAAAGGAGTGGATGGATGCGGCCATTTCAGGGCAGGACGAAATGGAAGTTTTGCAGAAGCGGAACGCATTCGACGAACAACGTGAGAAGACCGAGAAGGCGATTGCCGCCGTCAAAAAAGGCACCGACGCGGAAGCGGCCAAGGCCAGCGAGGAAGAGAAAAAGCGCGAGGAAGAGCGCGTGTCCACGTGGTTCAAGAATCAGGCCAGAACCGATAAGCAAAAGCAGGATTCAGCCGAAGCAGATGCAAAGGCAAAAAAGGAGCAACAGGCCGAATTCGAGAAGATGCAAAACGCCCATCAGGAATGGATGGCGAAGCAGGAGAAGGACGAGGCGGCGTTGGCCGAGGCGCGCTACAAGCACATCTGGGACAACGCCACGCTTGAACAGAAGATCGCGGAGACGAAGAAGAAGGGTCAGGAGGCTTACGCGAAGGCGCAAAAGTCGCAATCCGCCGAGGACATCAAGGCGCTCGGTGATTTGCGCGTGAAATACGCCGAGCTGAACGCCGAGAAGGCGGGCGGCGGTGGCGGCAAGCCAATGGACCTGGCGGGCGAAGGCACGGGCCGCACGCGCAACGACAAGGGCCAGCTCATGCGCAACGGCGTCGTCATCAGCGAGGAAGACGCATTGAGGACCGAGAAAACCAAGGCCGAAACACTCGGCAACGAAGGGAAAACGGGAGAGTCGGAATCACTCCTAAAGGAAATCCGCGACTACTTAAAGCCCACCGGAAAATAACACCATGTCATCCTACGAGTCACACGTCACAACGTCGGCAATCTTCGACAAACCAGCGAAGATCATTTATCCGTTCGCGGCAGCGGGAGACCTTACGACCAAAGAGATTCACCAACCGCTTGTGCAGCTTGCCGACCGTTATGCGCCGCCAACATTGGGGGCCGCGTTTGTGCCTGCCACCGATGCCAATTTCTCGGGCTCCCCAGTGAGCACGGGGTCGGCCTATTGCATCGGCGACACCGAGCCGCAAGAGATCGAAGCGGGGCTGGTTTCATTCGTGCGCAGGTGGGCAAACGTTCCGGCCACGCGCAAGGAATACCCTGGCAGCACGGCTTACGCATTCCCGCAAGTTGCCAACGAGACGACCGGAACATCCAGCGTGATCACGTCGATCACCGGCATCTCCGGTTCAGTGGCCACGTTCAACGTAACCGCACACGGAATTTTAGTCGGTGGAACCTACCGCGTTAACATTCGCAACACCGATAAAACCAGTTACTCGACCACCGGCGTGGCAACGGCGGTAACGACCAATTCATTCACCGGCCCCTATAAAAACAGCGGCACTTTCTCATTGGGCTACGTCTGGAAATCAACGAACCTGGGCAGTGGATCACGCACGCGCAACGTGCCGACCTGGCAGATCAGCGAATACATTTTGCCGGGTGTTACGGCTGGATATGCAACCGTGGATAGCATCCAGCCCTTTGAGCCATTCGGGTATTTTGACCAATACGGCAACGCCGGATCTTCCGGCATCACGACCACCACCACGCCCAGTAAGTCGGAATACTACGACATGGCGGCAAGCGGAGTTGGTCTTGTGGTGTCATCGTCGGTCGAACGCTGGAAGGAACCCATCTACGTCCGCAGAACAATATACGTCCGCGCGCTATGAGCCAAATTCCCGAAAAGCTCGCAAGCTGGCCTGTGGCGTTTGACGCTCAGGCGCAGAAGATCAACCAGATCATCGACGCGCTGCGCCCGCTCTCAAACATTGAGGGGCGTAATGGAATCAAGGTGACGGTTTCTGACATGAATATCGTCGTTGAGATTCCCTCGCCCGATGAGAATGACGGGGGCGGCGGCAGCGGCGGCGGCGGTCTGCCTGACGGCTACGGCCCCGAGGAGTGGACGGTGTACGACGGCGGTGTCGTGACCACGCGCAACTTTCTGACGGACAATCCGGATTAACCGTGAGCAACTCCGCCACATTCAAGTATCGCGGGCCGGATAAGCGGTGCCCTTTTCCGTTTGATCGGGATTCTGCTGATGCTTTCGGTTTAGTCGATTACGTCGCACTTACGGAGTTGGGCGGCGACGATGGACTGGCCGAGGCATGTCGAATTTTCTGGCTTTTGGATTCCGTGACTTTCTCGCCTACAGGGACAATCACGATCGAAGGCGAGTCACCTGATTTCTACGCCTCTTTCGATGGAGATATAACGTTTTCATATTCGGATGAAGTAGGAGTTCCGTATGAACGCGCTGGATACAATTATTCATCCATGAGTTTACCCTTTAAATTTGGATCAGGGGCTGGAACTTATGGGGGGTACAGCACTGCCAGCGCATTTTTCGTAATTGCATATGTGTCTGGCGAGTGGCGTCTTTACTACAGTTTCAGCGTGAATCTTTATTCTGGCGAGCCGGAATTTGATTATTTTTTAGGGGAAATTAAAAACCCGTATGGGGGCACCCCAAGCGGCGACTTTATGCTTTTTGGCTATAGCTTAAATTACATATTGGAAACGCCGTTCACGCCTTCAGGAATCGACCTGTCCGCAAGCGCTGAATTTTACACGCTGGTTTGAGCAATCGCACTTGACACGCAAGCGCGTATCCAAAAAGTGGGGACATGAGCTGCGCGACATCGAATCTCTGCTTGGCCGTTGGGTCTTCCCCGATTTGGTCGTTTACGGTGATTGACCCCGAGAGCGCAGGCGCGGCGGTCAACATCAGCGGTTGCACGTTCGAGCTCGTCGTGAAAGCAAGCGAGGTTGACGCGGACGCCGACGCGCTGTTTTCGCTCACCTCGGCAGCAAGCGAAATCCTGATTGTCACCGCCGCGTCCGGCATTGGGCAAATCCACCACGACGCCGCCAAGACCGCGCTCCTCGCCGTGAATCAGGTTTACCACTACACGCTGCGATGCCTGTTCTCCACGGGCGAACTCCTGCGCGTGCAAGGCGGGCAACTCAAGACGGTTGCGCTCTAATCCATGAATGCCGTCATCTATCGCACGGCGATTGCGGCTGGCCTCACACGCACGGCCATAACCGCGGTGCTTAAATGGCTTCGGCTATCGGCCAAGTTCAAGACGACGGCAGCCATTCCCCTTTCAAAAATCCGCACGCTTCCTGACGGCACTTTTCGCACGCTCGCAACCGGCGAAGTCCGCACCCTCCCATGACAATCAACGGCCTCACGCTCAAGACTACCCCGCTTTCAACCGACCGTATCGAGCTAAACGACGGTCAATCCGCCGCGCTTTCGACGTTGCCCGTGTCCACGCCTATGACTTCGGCGATCGCCGCCGCAAAAGCCGATTGCGTGCTGCTTACTGGCAACCAAGCGGTTGCAGGCACAAAGACCTTTTCTAGTGGCCCCCTTGTGCCAACAGCGGCGACGGGTACGACCACCACTCAGGCGGCGTCAACTGCCTTTGTTCAACAGGAGCTTAGTGCTGGCGTAGCGTCGGCACGTGCGTTGATCGTTACCGTTCGCAATCAGTCCGGTTCCACGATGACGGCTGGCACGGTGGTATATATCTCAGGGGCCACTGGCAACAACCCGCTAATTTCACGCGCCCAGGCCACGATTGACGCGACATCCGCACAAACGATTGGCTTGGTTCAAGCGGACATCGCCAACAACGGAACGGGGTCTGTCGTCATTCGCGGCGTCGTCAGCGGATTGAACACTCAAGCCTTGACCGAGGGGCAACAGCTCTACCTTTCGCCAACCGTTGCGGGCGGATATACCACGACGAAACAGTATGCCCCG